CCTATCCCGTGCTGAAGCATTAAGTCAGTTACCATAATCAGCTTGTCAAGCATCTTGATTTTTACATCGGCAAGCCAGTCAAGAAATTTCTCTATGTTGTAGGCGTTACGCATATCCTGACCACTTTGGGGGACTACGGTAACCCTCGGCTTTACATTTGTGTATAGGGCAAGTAAAGACGATTTTGCTTTTCTTAAGTAAGTTTCTATTGTGGGTAGGCGTAAATTAGAACAGCCAGGAAAGGGGAAGTTTTTGGGCTTTTTATCCCTCATCCTCAAGGCATAGAAATCGTTTGCCTTTTCAGCCCAGGTTGAAGAATTAGACTTTGCCTCCTCCACCATACCATAAATTTTTTCGTAAAGTTCTTCCTCGTTCTTTACGGGATTTTCTTTTGCCTTGACTTCTTTCTTTGCCATTAAAACTCCTTATATGCCGTATCCACTATCCCCGTGGTAAATCTTTTCTTCTTCCTGGTAATTTTCTGGTTGTGCGTCATAAAATACTGGCTGTAAAATCTGTTCCGCATAAGCCATAGAGTCAACCACGTCGTCCCACCTGCTTGAACCTATGGTAAGTAATTCGTCCCTTGCTTCAATATGATTGCCGTGTATATAATATCTGCCCTGTTCAAATAATGGTTGCAACGCCGCAACCACCCTTGCTTTCTTGTTGCGTGCAGATATGTTTGTGGTTGTGTTGGTGAAGGTGTTTTTTAACTCTACCACTGGGATACTTAATAATTTTCTTTCCTCGCATCTTTTTAGGAAACTATCAAAGAATCCTTTTTCAACCCCAGAGTTAGGTATCCCAACACCAGTTAATATAGACCTGTAATTTAGAAATAAGTTTATTATTGAATCTTGAAAATCCCCAAGCGGTTCGTGTGTCCTTACATAAGTGATTAGATAGCGGTTCATAGCCTGGTCTATGGCTACTACCGCAGCTACCTTGAAATCTGCGGTTTCATCATCAGAATACGCTGGGTCAACCGCAATCACGCAAGAGTATTGTTTCGGAAGTTCTGTCCAATACCTTATCTGACCCTCTTTTATGGGGGCTGTCTCGTTGGCTACTGGGTTGTTAAGATATTCCGAGGAAAAAGCCCAAGAACCTATTTCGGCTTTGCGTTCCTGAAGTTTTCCGTGGTTCCACAACTCTCCCCACAGTTCTTTTCCGTCCTCTTGCTGACCGTTTATGTATGCTTGGTATTTTCTTTTCTGCCATCCGTTATCCATAGCCAGAAGGTCAGCCAGCACTGAAAGGGGATGGATTATCGTGCCGATTATAATGAACTGACCGTCTGGCAATAATGTGTTAAGACAGGCTTTGAACAGCCAGTCCTTAATCTTCTTGCGTTGTTCTTCAGATTCTACTGATTCGTCAGTTTCTATGTCGTCGCATACTATCACATCTGGGCGGAAACCCCTTATCTGACCGCCCGCACCCCTTGCACGTATCTGTGAACCCGTCTTTAGGATGATGTGGTTTTCAGTCCACTTATCAGTCCTTAGGTCACCCCAAATATCACGGACAAATTTATTTGTTTCTATCTCACGTTTTATATCCCTTAAAAATCCTATGGCTAATGTCTCGGAAGCCGATATGACTGTTATGTCTTTTGCTTTACCGAATAAAGCAAGCCATAATGGATAAAAGCGTGATATGATGGTTGATTTGGCAAAACCTCTTGGGGCTGCTATCACAAGCCTTTTGTGATTAGGGACAAGGCTATATATTTCCTTGTGGAACTCTGGAACTTTAGAAGTCAGATAGTGTGGAAGAAACTTCCTTACGAACCCCTCAAAGGAGTTGGCATATGGTCTAAGTATCTCCACTAATTCTGCCTGGCTTATATTTTGGTTATCCACCAATCATTCCACCTGAAATGAAAGAAACCGCCATACTCTTGATGCCTGTATAAAAATGCGGCTATCGCTTCTCGGACTTCTGGCTCTAAGGCGTCGTGTCCGCCGACAAGTCCGCCGACCCTTACTTTAGGATACCAACTATCTATATCTAAAAAAGCGGCTTTCGCACTATGGTCGCCATCAATATAAACATAATCAAGTATCTCATCTTGGAAGTCTTTAGAGGCTTCTACCGATGGTTTCCTGATAAACTCAACTGGCAAGCCAGCGAGCCTTTGTTGTGTCCATTCGTATATGTTGTCCCAATCCTCCTGGGTATAAGCTGTCATAGTGTTTTCTATGACTTCATCGTAGCATTTATAGGGGTCAATGAGGTATAGTTTTTTGGGGTCGCAGAATCTGCACACGCCCAATGAGTTAAATCCCTCAAATACCCCTATTTCTACGCCAGTTGATTTGGGATATTTCTTTGCTATTTCACTAAAGAACGGTCTAAACTCAAAATAATGCTTTTCCGATGTGTTGTAGGGAGGCGTGGTGTAGTATGTCAGATACTCCTTTAATGGGAGTTCAATGGACATCATATCTTCCTCACCAAAAGAAACGCCTCCGCACACTTTAATCCGCTTAATACCCCCCAGCGTTTTGCTATCACCCTCATAGCTTCTGGGGAACGTGGGTGGGGAAACTCACGGACTTCACTCTCATACATAGAAAACGCCTTTATTTTCTTTTCAAGGGTGTCGGATATGTCTATAAAGACGTTCGGTGCGAAAACATTGGGGAATTTCCACTCCGTTGAACTTGGGATTTCAAACGAATACAACTCCCTTACGGTTTCCCCAGCCATAGGTCGTGTGGCGGTTGCCACGGCTTCGTATGTTATGCGGTGGTCTTTGTTCAAATCGTGTTCAAAGTGGGTAAAGACTACCTGGGGCTTGATTTCTTTCTTGATTTTTTCTATTTCCTGGGTAATTTCTATCAGTGAAATAGTATCAAAGCGGTTATCTGGGAAATTTAACTGCCAATGTCCCTTAAACCCCATAAATTTAGACACTTCATCGGTAGATATGGGTTTCTCCCTGCCGCCCCTGGTAAGGACAAGGCAGTAAACTTCCTGTTTTTTGAATAATTTTAAGGCTGTCCCCCCGCAACCCAACACTTCGTCGTCAGGGTGTGCGGCGACTATTAAGTATCTCACTCAATCTCCACTAAAGCTGTCAGTTTTTCGCCCTTTTCAGCCCATTTGAAGGTCAATTTCTTTCCCCCAATATAACAAAAGGCATTGGGATAGGGGTCTTCAAGCATACGGATAAAGTCATATATGTAATCTAATGGTTTAGTAAGGTCAAGTTCGCTTTCTTTGGGCGTCCTACGCTTATATTCAGAGGATTCTCCCTTTTGGGGGGTTCTAACGTAGTTTCCAGAAAGTATTTCATCTATCATAGAATCAACCAAAAGCGTTCCTAAAGCCATAATCTCGTGTAAATGACCTTCAAGGCTTAAATCCCTTTGTGCGAGTATATCGCCTGTATCTAAACCGCCATCCACAAGAAAGGCGGTAAGTTTAGTATTTTTAATCCCTCGTATGATTTGGTTCTGTATTGGTGAACCGCCCCTAAACAAAGGCAAAGGAGCTTCGTGGAACATAACGCACTTATATTTCCCATAAATAGACTGAGGTATCTTCCAAGACCAATCTGGAAAAAACACCCATTCTGGGTTCAGTTTAGCCAAATCAGTTTCTAATGAACCCTTGTCGCACAAAAGAGGTGCTTTTTCTGCCCAATAATCAACGTTCCAGGGTCGGTAAGCACATATTACGTATTTAGGCATAATAATCGAAATTAGGGGCTTCCAGGGCTAAATAAAGCCTAAAAATTTTTACTAAGTCTGTCAACTTCATTATCTGAGAGTTCGTGCTTAATTTTGGGTATAATCCGACAATTAAAGTTTCCGCTTCTTATCCTACCAAGCCACCTTAAAAATGTGGTAACATCGTGGTCTAATTTAGCCCTATTACAAAATTCGCAAGAAAGAGCCAAATTATCTATTTCATCACTACCCCCCTGGCTACTGGGTATAATATGGTCAAGATGTATTGGGGAAAGAGTAAGGTCAATACCGCAATACCAGCAGACAGCACCGTGCCTGCGGATTAACTCACTCTTTAATAGT